GATGAGATGCGTGAGCGCGAGTGTAAAACCTGCCCACTGTCTCAGTGGGGCTCTGCCGGCAACGGCAGCAAGGGGCAAGCCTGTACGCTGAAGAAGGTTCTCTACATTCTTCAACCCAACACGCTGCTGCCGATGGTGGTGTTCATTCCACCGTCGAGCCTGGGAGCCATCAACAAGTGGCTCACCAATCTATTCAGCTACGGCAAATTCTTCTACGGTGTTGAGCTCGGACTCAGCTTGGAGAAGGTGCCTGGCGATGGCGTTCAGTATTCGCGTGTCGTGCCTCGCGTGGTGCGCGAGCTTACCAGCAAGGAAGCAACAGCGATCCAGGGCTACCGTGAGCTCATGCTTCCTTCACTTCGGGGGATGCCTACTGCTGCTGACGCGAAGGAGTAACACGTGCCGACACCACTCCTTCCCATCGACTTCAGTAAGCCTGACTTCGAGGCTCTACCCCACGAACTAAGATCGGTCGCGCATTGGGTAAACTGGAACCTAGTCCAAAGGGACGGTGGCAAGCCCACCAAGGTTCCGGTGAACCCCAATACCGGCCAGAACGCCAAGACCAACGATCCGAGCACCTGGGGTACGTTTGAGACAGCCCTGGAGCGATTCTCAGAGGGTTCAGTGAGTGGCTTGGGCTTCTGCTTCACAGATGAGCTCGGGATCGTAGGGGTGGACCTGGACAACTGCTGCAATAGCCCAGGCGTGTTGACTCCAGAGGCTCACGCTACGCTCAAAGAGCTCAACACCTACGCAGAGTTCTCGCAGTCTCAGATGGGAGCTCACGCGCTGATCCGTGGCAAGCTGCCGGCTGGTGCCAGGCGCAGCGGGAACCTCGAAATCTACCAGTCCGGCAGGTTCTTCGTGATGACCGGCTGGATGATCAAGGGATTGCCCACAGTTATTACCGAGAGCCAGGAGGCTGTTGAGAACATCCACGGCACCCTCGGCAATCGCTCAGGCGGTGCGCCGGCGGTGGTCGAGGATGCAAGGTACCAGGAGCTCCTTGATAAGATCACCTTCTCGCAGGACGCAGAGCCCAACTCAACTGAGATGGACCTGCTGCGTGAGAGGTCTAAGAAGTTCAGGGATACATGGAATCGCAGCCGTACCGACTTCAATGATGAGTCTCCATCGAGCTACTGCTTTAGTCTCGCATCACAAGGGCTCATTCAAGGCTGGCCCATACAGCAGGTGGTCAACCTCATCATCGCCTGGAGGCGCAAGTGGGGTGCCGATCTCAAACTCGACCGCCCTGACTGGTACCTCAAGCACACGATCCTCAAGGCAGAGGCCGAGCTCGAAGTGGAGAGCGCAGCCATAAGCCTCGAAGAAGATGAGGATGGTACACGCGAGGTGATCCTCAAGAACCTCACCACCGCTACTACGCTCAATCGCAAGGGCTACCACATAGTTGGGTTCTACCAGCACGGTAAAGACGACGCTCGGTTCTCAATCGCCGTGGCTGTAAAGAACGGGGTAGAGGAAGTACGTGTCGGTACACCCAGGGAGCTCAGGAACGTAGAGAAGCTGCGCGACGTGTTCTATGCACACTTTGGCGTGGTCATCCCCATGACCATTACCCGAGCCAGGTGGGAGAGGATGCTGATGAACCTCTCAAAGATACGCGAGCTGCGCGATGCAGACGTGGATTCAGATGCAGAGCAGGTCTACGATTGGGTAGAGCACCACTGTACTGTGTGGGCTCCACCACATGAGGAAGATAGTGAGGGTGGCTGGAAGGGTGCGCTGGAGCACCGCGATCCATTCAAGAAGGACGGGTGCCTCTTTGTGAGTGCCGTGAGGCTGCGGAGGATGCTCCACAAGGAGGGGTTCAGGATGAGCCAGGCCGATCTCACGCAGATGCTATCAATGGCCGGCTTCGAGCGAAAGAAGGTGGGTGCGAGGTTCGGCAAGAAAACGGTCACGGTCGCCTACTGGCGCATTGGGTTGGAGAAGTTCCCGTGGGTGTGAGCTGGTATGACCAACGAATCACCGCAGCCGTGGCTGAGAAGATTGAACGACTCATCTCATGGATGCCCTGGCACCGTGAGTATTTTGCGGGGCTGGAGGACGAATGGAGGAGGGCAGAAGTAGCACACCGCAAGCGCATGGATGCCAGGAGACAGAAGGGAGAATGAAACTCTGTCTATACACTATTCAAGATAGAAAAAAAACAAATGTACTCGCGCTATACGCGTCTAACACGTCTAACACGTCTAACATTGTTATAAGGGAAGGACTTAGGGGATCGAACCACTGTCTAACACTCGTCTAACACGTCTAACACTTATTTAGCTTATTTAGCACCATTTACCGCGTAAGGAGAAACATGGAAAGTGGCGAATACCGTGTCTTTGGACCCCCTGGGACCGGAAAGACGCATTACCTGGCTAGGCAGATTGCCAAGGCTGTAAAGACTACACTACCGGAAAAGATCGTCGTAGTTAGCTTCACCAAAGCTGCTGCGGAGGAGATTGCATCGCGGGTGCCGGCTAACGATGTCGCACTAGAGTCTAACAGTGAGGTGCGTGTGGGAACGCTCCATTCTTTCTGCTACCACGCGCTCCAGGCCGGCGAGATTGCTGACACGCCCAAGTGGATCAAAGAGTGGAATCGCAAGGTGGCCGGCCTCCCCAGGCTCAAGCTCGATGGCGACAGCTCTGACCCTATGGGGCAAGACCTGTGCCGAGAGCTCCAAGACACCTTCTTCCTGCGCTCTAAGATGGTGCCACAAGAGAAGTGGAAGGACTACCAGCGCAAAGCCTACGACCAGTGGAGTGATTGGAAGGACGAGAACGATCTCAAGGATTTCACTGACTTGATCGAGGATTGCTTCAATGATGTAGATGTCATGCCTGGTGAGCCCGAGATCGGATTCTTCGATGAGGTGCAGGACTTCTCGACCCTTGAGCTGGCCCTGGTCCGTAAGTGGGGAGCTCACATGAGGCAGATTATCCTGGCAGGGGATGATGACCAGAGCATATTTGGATTCAAGGGCGCGAGTGCCAAGGCGTTCCTGGAGCCTGACGTGAGCCCTGATCGCAAGCTGTTCCTACGTAAGAGCTATCGGCTACCGTCGAAGATCAAGGAGTACGCAGACAAGTGGATTAGTCGTGTGAAAGATCGAGAGATTAAGGTATATGAGCCTCAAGCAGAGGGTGGCAGCATTGTGTATCGAGGTGGGTTCTCATGGCAAAGCCCATCACCTGTGGTGGCGTGTCTCCTGGAGGAAGCCGGCCACAAGGACAACACGGTGATGATCCTGGCAAGCTGTCGCTACATGCTTGAGCCGATCTGCCACACCTTGAGTGCGCGAGGCATGATCTTTCACAATCCCTATAGACGCTCAGACAAGGGGTGGAACCCCATTGACCCCAACAAGGGTGCAGCAAAGCGTGTGTTGAGCTTCCTACGGCCTGACGGAGATACCTGGGACAACCCGAGGAGGTGGAATTGGGGCGAGCTCCACGATTGGGTGGAGGTGTTGGACACCAAGAAGGTGAAGCTCACTAAGGGGATAAAGGGAAAGATTAAGCGCAACGCTAAGGACGAAGCCCTATCAGGTGTGGTCATTACTGAGGATGAGCTCAATGATGTGTTCGAGGGTGAGCCCTGGGCTGTGCCGGATTTCGTGGCTGACGCTCAGGCCGGCGACGTGGGGTGGCTGCGCGAGAACATGGTGCGGAGGCATCTGAACAAGCCCATGCGCCTGGCCCTTCGAGTTGTGGATCAGACAGGATCAGGTAAGCAGCTCAGGATACAGCCCAACATCATTGTTGGCACCATTCACTCAATCAAGGGTGGTCAGTGTGATACCGCTATTCTTTTCCCTGATTTAAGCACGGTGGGTTACAATCAATTAGCCTGTGATCCTGACTCGGTGCTCCGTTTATTCTATGTCGGGCTGACCAGGGCTCGAAAACGTGTGGTCCTGTGTGGACCTGAAACCGAACAACATATTATGTGGATGTAGCTATGACCTTATCTCAACAACAGGGCTCACTATCAAACTTTGTCTCTAACTGGAATGAGAAGGATGACACCACTGGTGGCACGGCTACTGTCACTCACGCAGCCGAGGCTGGCAAGGCTCACTACATCTGTGGAATCATCGTCGGGTGCTCCGATTATGGGAGTGCTCAACCTGATAGCTTGGTGTGTTCCATCAAGGATGACTCAACTACTGTGGTTAAGTTCCCCTTCACTTCAGCCGGCACGGATGACTATGACCCTACAGGGGCTCCTGTGGTCATCAACTTCACCAATCCCTTTGCTATCACCGCTGGTAAATCCGTGACAGTTGAGGTGACTGGAGCTGTAACCAACAACGTAGCCTATGTCAATATGTGGGGTTTCACCGATCTATAATGCCCCACAGCAAAGCTACCCCCAAGGCGACTCCCAATCCGCTGACCGCTTCGCGCTGGAAAAAAGCACTTGAGCTCCGACTCGCCGGCTGGACCTACTCCCAGATCGCTGATGCCTGCGGGTACTCTGACCATTCATCGGCCAGGTACGCCATACGTCGCTCAATGCAGTTCACCCTGCAAGAGCCGGCAGAGGAACTACGTGGCCTGGAGGCTACTCGCGTTGACCATTTGATGAGCCTTGTTTGGCCGAAGAAATGCGATACTGAGCCCACCCAGGAGAACCTCGATATTAGCGACCCGGCGCAACGCGCAAGGGACAAGGACAATCGAGAGAAGGATCGACTAGCCAGGCTCTATGCAAAGGTGGATCGGGTGGTTAAGCTAATGGAACGACGCGCCAAGCTCATGGGCATTGATAGTCCCATGCTGCACAAGGTTGAGGCCGAGATTCAAACACCGCCTACCGAACTGAGCACCATAATCCTTGAAAACAAAGACGCAAGACTCGACTATCTCCGAGCATTGGAGCTGGCCTCAAGTGGCGTTCGACTCGCCGGCGGGACTGGCGATGTTAGCAACGGGGGGGAACTGGAAGCTAGTACCTCATCTGAGGAAGCTGACCGAGACGATGATGGCGGTGGCGAACGGGGAGATTAACCGCGTAGTAGTAGCGATGCCCCCTGGTCATGGCAAGTCCACCATGACCTCGCACTATTTCCCTACTTGGTTCCTCGGCAGGTTCCCAACGCAGAAGCTCCTGGTATGCAGTTACGAAGGACACTTCGCAGCGAATTGGGGAAGGCATTGTCGGGATACAATGGCCGAATACGGTAGCGACATATACGGGGTGAGCGTCAACCCGAACACCCAACGATCCGACTGGTGGGAAACGACCCAGGGCGGGATCATGTATAGCTCAGGGGTAGGTGGCGCGATCACCGGAAAAAGGCTGAATGGCATAGTGATCGATGACCCCTTCAAGTCAAATGAGGACGCAAATAGCGAGACTCAACGCCAAAAGAAGTGGGACTGGTTCTGCTCTACAGCGTATACGCGCCTGGAGCCT